ATCAACTATGATTTACTATTCTAATGGTTATGATTTAGAAAAACGACAACAATCAGAAGCTAGAATAGATAGAATAGGCCAAACTAAACCTATGACTTATGTAGATATTATTGCTGAAGATACTGTTGATGAAAGAATTGTAAAAGCTCTTCGTAAAAAAATTAATATAGCTAGTCAAGTTATGGGTGAAGAATTAAAAGATTGGATTTAAAGTTTTTGTATTAACACTATAATAACACCAGCCATACCAGTCATAACAGAACCCATTGATACAAGTAATATTCTTTCTATTCTAGTTATTTGAGTTTGCAATTGATTAATTCTATCATGGGTTTGCTTTTGCATTATTCTGCAAAGCTTTTCGTGTGATTCTATTTTTTGTAATGCGTTATCTTTTGGCATATTTACCTACCCAATAACAGATAGGCTCTAGTATTTTTCTATATACTCTACCTAATGGATGCACCTTGCCTCTTGACTCTTGTCTAATATCAATAGTTCTATGCACTGCTATATGTTCTAGTGTTTTCTTTAAAAATTTATTTGTTTTAGATAATCTTACAAGAGGTAAAAATATCTTGTGATATCCCTTTTGATATTCTGGTGCTAAATCTTTTGAGTGTCTTAACCATATTTTATTTCTAAATGATCCAAAGCCATAAGACTCGTTCATCATAGTACAGACAATCTTGCCACCACTGTCACTTCCGCCTCCAGTTGTGGTTCCTCTTGGACTTTGACCTGTTTGAGTAGGTGCACTAAACCCTGCATCAGAACTAGTTTCACCGCCTCCAGTTGCAACTGTATCAACAGCATCAAAAAAACTATCTACACCTGTAACACCTGTACTAGGTGCTGCAAATCCAGTCATAGTTCCATCATCAAAATCATCTGTATCTCCACCGACTCCGGTTGTGGTTCCTCTTGGGTTTTGTCCTGTTTGAGTAGGAGCACTAAATCCTGCATCAGAACTAGTTTCACCGCCTCCAGTTGGTTCTCCTGTTAAAGCTACTTCATCAACTAAGTTTACGTCATCAGTTATAAAATCACCTAATTCTCCAGATGCTTCTCCTGGTCCAAGAACTATGCCATCATCAACTTCAACACCCCCAGCTTTTACAGCTTTCTTATTAAAATAATCTTGTGCAAATTCTTTTTTAGCTAAACCCATTTTTGTTGTGCTTGTTGAAACTGCATCATTTGCTAATGTTTCTTCATAATCACCAAAAATTGATATTGGGTTTCTACCAAAAGGATCTTGATTTAAATTACCAGATTGAATATTAAATCCGTAATCTTTTTCTGCTTTTAACTCATTAACTATACCTCTTGTTGTAGTATCTGCTAGTGAATCTTGAGGTAATAAATCAAATACTAAAGAGGCAGGTCCTCCTGCTATTTTATTTAAAGCTAAACCCGTTGCGGTTTTAGCAACGTTAAATTTTTGACCAAACACATCTATAGTATTATTTGCTGCATCAAATACACCACCTAATGTATCTTGCACTCTTTTACCAAAATCAGCTATTGTGTTAGACGCTCTTGCTAAAACATTTAATGAATCTGTTTGTGTAGGTGATAATGAAACTTCACTCATCTCTTCAGAAAGATCTTTTGGTGCTGTTTGATATTGATCAACACTAGCCTGTTCTCTAATATCTAATGGAGTTTCTGTAGGTGCAAACTCATCAACAATATTTCCACCATAAGTTCCATCCGGATTTGTTATATCTCCAGTTACATTATCTATAGTAGTACCAGGTGTAGTTGTAAAAGTTGGTTGATCACCAAAAGTTCCTGATGGAGTTAGACCTCCAGTTAATCCTACTTCAGCTATGTCAACACTTGGGTCTACTAAATCTTGAACAGGTTGTGTAACAACAGGGTCGCCTATTACTTGATCCATACCACCTCCTCCCCCACCAATGTCTACTGTTGGTGTGGTTGTATCTACTGTTGATGTAGTTGCATCTACTACTGGTGCAACATCTATAGTTGGTAATCCACCACTATAAACAGAATATAAATCTCTTATGTAATCTGTTCTTGTAGGATCAAATTTTAATCCTTGAATACCAGTAACTCCTCCCAATAATCTTGGACTTGTGGGTGTGGTTTGTCTTAACTTAGATACATCAATAGTAGGGTCTACTACATCTGGGTCTGCTATAATTGATTGTAAGATTTGATCTTCATCCATTACGCCATTCCTCTTTGTCTTAATCTGATGGCTTGTTCTTCAGGTGATAGTAATCCTAACTCTGTTGGTGTTAAGCCAGATGCTGTAATACCAGTAGGTCGTGCAGATGCTGTAGCTAATAAAGCTTCACTAATACCCGGTGTGTTTATTTGTGGTGTTTGTATCTGTGCTCTATCATCTGATGCGGGTGCTCTTCTATTAAATAAACCTCTAAGATTTTGAACACTACCAACTTCTGTGTCTTGTTCAATAACTGCTTCTTTGGGGGGAACTGGTGTTCCCTCATCTGGTAATATAAAAATACTACCACCTAACTTTGCAAGAATTATTGCAGCTTGCTTACTACCTCTTTTTAATTGTCTTAAAGCAACAAACTCTTTTAATGAAGTTGGATTTAATAAAGCTCTAGCTATTAATCTATTAGATGCAGATTGAAATAATCTTCTACCAGCTGTAAATAATCTACCAGGAGTTGTAAACTGACCTAATCTTGCTCTAATAATATCAGTAAAAGCGTTTCCAACCACTCCTTCTGCTGCTCTTGTTACAGGTTTTCTACCAGATATTTGTAGTGCTTTATTTAAAACTTCTAAATTTTTAACATACCCATCTCCAAATATTTCTCTTAGAGCAGCTTTGTAACCTCTTTCACCTCCTGCTCCATTTAAATAATTATTAAATGCTTTAGGATCTAAGAATTTATCTAAACTTAGTTTGTCAGATCTAACAGTTACTCTTTCATTTAAGTCTGCTAAAACATCTCTTTGAAATTTTTTATATACATCAGGATTTTTTTGAAGAATATTTTTTAATGTTTTTATTTCACCAATGTTAGCTGGCTTGTATATTTTATTAAATATTTCTTGAGGAGTTGAATTAATTAATTTTCCTTCAAAAGATTTATTTAATTCATTAGTTGTTTGTGTAAAAAGTTTATTTGTTTTTTCTATATTTTTTTGTAAACCACCTATTCTAGATATTTTATTATACTCAGCTTCATTAAAAAATGTTCTTAATGGTTTTTCATAAGCTTTTATAAAAGCATTGTGTTTACTTAAATTAGGTTTACCATCAACTAAAACTCTAGTTTTATAAAAATCAAAAATAGAATTTTTATATGCATTTAATGCTTCTGGTGATCTACTAATAACATCATAAACTTGTTTAGCTTCTTTTGCATTGTTAATACCTTTCTTAAAAGTTGTTTCAAAAATAGCTTCATCACCTACTTTTAATATATTACCAATTTCTACTTTTGTTAATTTAGATATTATATCATTATTTAAAAGTTCTTTATTACTTATAATTAATTCATTAAATTTTTGTAACTCATCTAAATATTCAGCGCCTGCATTTTTTTTAACTTGTTCTGTATAAGCACCTTTTAAAAATTTTAATCTACCTACATCAACAGTTTCTCCTGCTGCTAAACCTATTTCTTTTTCTCTAATTAATTTACTTAATGCTGATATAGTTTCCCTAGCATTAGCTAAAGGTATTGTTCCCTTTGGATTCATTAATTGTTCAAAAGCTTCTTTTTGAAATAAACCTTCTATTTTAGCAGTGTTAATCATAATTTTTTTCTCTTTATCTGAAAGTTTATTTATTGCTTTTGCTATTTCATCTGTGTTTATTGTTTTAATACCCGTTACGTTATCTAATTCTTTAGCAGCGAGTTTTGCATTACTTTTATATGCTGTGCTTAAATCATTTATTATTGACCTAAACTCTGCTCCTGTAGTTTTAGAACTACCATCAGGTAATCTAAATACAGTTTTAGTTAATAAATCTTCAGATGCTTTTTGTTTTTTTATAATATTTTTAACTGCATCTTTATTTCTTCTTTCTACTACTTCTTTTATTAGGACACCTGTGTCATATGCAGACCCAGTGCTATTTCCATATTGTTGTTTTATTACTTTAAAATACTCATTTAAAGCACCTGCCTGTTTTTGCCCAAATTCTCTAAACTCTGGAATTTTACCTAGTCTTCTAACATTTTCAAAAGACGCTTGTGTTGCTAATAAATCTGCATCATCAATAGCCTCTCCTAATGTAAACTTTAATTTAGATTGTGACCCTGCATCTTCTAATCTTTTATTTACAGTATTTGCAATTTCATCAGCTTCTAAAAATTTTGTGTCTTCTAAAGTTTTTACAGCGTCATCTGCAAATGAAAAAGATCTACCTTTTATCATATTGTTTACACCTTTAATTAATTTTGCACCACCTAATCCAACAAAACCAGCAGCACCAGATATTCCTGCTGTTTTAAAAGCTTCTGTAAGTAATTGCGAATCTGTTAAATCTTGATTTATATTATAAATTTTTTGACCTAATTTAAGTCTTGCAAATTCTCCAGCTCCAGCTGCTATTGCTCCAGCTGTTATACCTCCGATTGGCCCAGTGTAAATTGTGCCAACAACAGTTGCAACTAAATCAGGTATAATAACCATAGAGTCTCCACCTAAATCTGCAAAGTCTCCCATATCAAAACCAGGTGCATCTACTAATGCATATTGTTTAGTTTTAGGATTTAAATATTCTAACTCACCTGTTTGAGGTCCTGTTCTTACATCTATGTCTTGACCAAATTGTTCAGATAATACATTTTGTACAGCAAGAGCTTTTTGTTCTTGATTATATCCTAATGAAGCGGCAAATCTTGATTTACTTGTTGCTGGATCATTTACAGATACTCCTGCTTGTTTAGCTATATCTGATGTTGTAGGTTTAAAAGCTGTTTCAGAATCAAAAGCTCCTCCAAACTCATCATCAGGAAATACAAAATCAGTATATACATCTTCTGCTCTTTCTGCTGCTATACTTGGAAAAAGTTTTTTGTAATATTCAGTTTCGTCTTGATCTGAATAAAATTTTTTGTAAAATTTATCAGCTAATTCTAAATCAGGAATGTCGTTATATTCAGGATTGTTTTTTCTAAATTCCTTTAATGTCATTTTTTACCTAATGTTAAAAGGATCATTATTTGTATCTTTACTATCTTTAGATTTAGGTTTTTCTATAATGCTTCCAATGTTAAATTCTTCAAAAGATAATTCTTCACCTGTTAATATTTTATAATTATTTGATGCGTTTTGATTTCTTAAATTTACAGCAGCCGCTAAAATTTGCGCTGTTTTTTGAGGATTAGAACCAATTCCTATTTCTTCCATTTTTAATGCTATATCTCTATCTGTAAATCTTCCACCAGGTTCATCAACTCTAGCCATTAGATAAGCTAAATTAATAGCATTAGATTTAATTTTACCATATTGAACTGAATCTGCAAATATTCCTTCTCCAAGATTTTTTCTTAAATAATCATCTATCGCACCAGTTCCCTCACTTACAAAATTATTTTTAATTCCTGTGGCTTCTGCTAATTGATTTAACTGTGATCCTACACTATCTAAAGCATTTATAACTCCACCAACTGTGCCTACTTTAGCACCTTCTAAATTTTTTAACATAGTGCTAGCAACGTTGTTCATAGCAAAAGCTGCACTTTTTATTTCATTTGCTTTTTCTGTAACTTTAGCTGTTGGACTTCCTCCTTCTGATATTGATTTAATAGTTCCATCCGGATTAAAATCAATATTAAATCCTCCTTTAACAGTTGCAGCTTGTACATATTTGTTAAATGCTTTTGTTCCTGGAATTAAACCTATTGCCATAGCATTTTTTACAGCTGCAGTTCTACTATCTTTAGGTGTTTTTAACGCTTGACCAATAGCTAATTTAGCTGCTCCGCCTTTAATAGCTGCTTCTCTTGCATCATCAGCTCTTGTAAATCTTGCATAAGGATCTTTTAGTGCATCAGTAACTGACATACCTGATGCTAGGTTTAAACCAAACTCACCAGTAGGTAATCTTGTTTTAGGTGTGTATTGTTCTAATATCGCTTCTAAAGCTGCAGTGTTCCCTTTTAAAGATTCTAAATCAATATTACTTCCAACAAAAGGATTTTCTGCGTGTTTAGTTCTATCAACAAGGCCAGACATAATGCCTTCATTGACTTTACCGCCTCTTCGAAACATAGGTCGTTTTAATATTCTAGACATTACCTAAATATCCTTCCATAGATATCAGCACCTGCTAAACCTAAACCTAAAGCTGTTGTTAATGGACTAGCTTGAGCTGCTTGTGGAGCCTCGCTTATTTGCACAGTTCCTAGACCCGACAGACCAGCCACACCTTGACCTAGCATTGATAATCTTCTTCGTGGATCATCAACAGCCATTTGCGCTGTTTGTCTTTGTGCATCAAGAACTGCTTGAGCTTGTGCTTGTTGTGCTGCACCTAATGTACCAAGGCCAGATATCTGCGCTCTTGCAAAGTCTTGAGCTGCTGCACCTAATCCTCTTTGTTGATTAGCTAAAGCCATTTGATTTGCAAGATCTTGTTGTCTTGCAGCTTGTGCTTGTTGGAAACCTTGTTGTAATAAATTAGATTGTATAGCCGCTCGATTCCTGTCACTCGCTGCATCAAACTCTGCTCTTTGGACACCTTCACGGCCACCACCAAATGCACCTGGTATACCAAGTGTTGCTGCTGCTTGTTGGTTTTGTCTTATCTGAGCTTGTCTATCAAATTCTGTTAACGTTGCATCTATAACTTGTTGTTGATACGGTGACATGTATGCTGTTGTTTGAGCTGCTGTCATAGGACCTGTTAAACCAGTTGCTGCATCTGCCGCTGTTGTAGCTTTTGTTAGGAAAGGTTGAAATGCTCCAAGACCTGTTGTTGGATCTGTTGCTTGAGTTATAGCTGCTGTTTGTAATGCATCTTGTGCTGCAACTTGTGGTGCAAGTTCAGCCATACCTGCTCTTGTAATGCCAAACTGTTGTGCTTGTGCTTGTCTTTGTGCAAACTGTTCTGCAGTTTCACCTGGTTGTTGAGTTGTTGCTGTAGTAATACTAGGTATACCAGCTTGTCTTGTAAGATCTGCTGCATATGTTTTACCTAATGCTTCTACGTATTCTGGTGGTAATGTTCTTGTTTCTGTTATACCGCCTGTTTGATAACCTGCTCTGCCACCGTTAGCTCTTGCTTCTTCTCTTAAAAATGAGGGAACTTCTCTTCCTCTACCTGCATCTCCGTAAGCGCTTGTGGTTGTATCTATCATCATAGATGCGGGTGGCAAAATATTACGTATTCTACCAATAGGGCCAGCTTCTTTTAATTTTCCAGCATCTTCTTTTAATTCTTTTAATTTACTTGCAACATATTTATCATTTTCTGTAAGTATTTCTATATTACGTTCAGGCCTTGTTCTAAATCCTTCAAAAATTCTACTTGCTGCTATTGGTCTTTCTTTAGCTGTTTCTACTTCAGCCATAAATCTTAATAAACGTTTATTAGCCTGATCTTTCTTTCCTTCATCAGTTTGAAGATATGTAATTAATTCAAAATCTTTTAAAGCTTTACTGTATTCTTCATCTGAAGAAAACATGTCTCTTGTAGGAATTATACCTTTTGAAAATAATTCGATAACTTTAAATTCAATATCTAAATCACTTAATCTTGTTCGATTTTTTAAAGATCCTATGCCTGATCCTGAATTATTTAGTTCTGTTATATCTGCCATTATACTGCTCTCTTCTCTAATTTTTTCATTGTATCATACATCCTTTGTGCTCCTTTTTCAATGCTCCCGTTGCCCGCTCCTCGAACAGCGTTAGCCGTCATTACAAACTCGTTTTTAGATAACATAGCTGGTACGTCATCTGCTTTTTCTTTGATACCCACTGGTACAAATCCACCTTTATCTCTGTAGTCTCTTTCCATAACTCCTGCTTTATTTGTTCTCATAATACCTGTTGGCATACCACCATCACGAACATTGTATCTTGCAACAAATGCTTTTCTGCCTGCATCATCTAATGCAGAATACTCTGGGTCAAATTTAAAATAATTATCCATGTAAGTTTTCATCTGTGTTGCTACGTATTCTTTTCTTTCAGCTAAATAATCTTCCATAGTTTCATCTTGTTTTTTCTTTCTAAAATCACCTTTAAAATAACTATGCAATGTAGATGCTGCACTTGTAAGAGTTCCTGCTAATAATTGTTCTTGTACAATTTTAGGTAATGCTCTTACTCCTGGAATTTTATCTGTAGTTGCCTCTAAAATTTTTTCTGGTAAAATACCTGATGTATCTTTTTTTGTTTTAGAAGGATCTACTTTTTTCTCTCCTTGTTTTTCAAAAAGACCTTTTATTGCTTGTGATCTCTCTTCACTTAATGGAGAAGAAAAATCTCTTAGTCCACCACCAAACACATCTTCAGCTCCACCTAATTTTCTCGCACCTGCACCAAAAGCAAAAGTAGCAGCACCTTGTTTAAGTGCATCACTAATACTACCTCTTTGATCAAATCTACCTATACCTCTCATCAACGCTGCAGTTTTAGGTGAAAAAGGTGCAACGAATGGTGCAGCTTTAACTGCAACATCTGCTAATTCATTAGGTATAAGTTTTCTAAATCTATCTTTTATTTTACTACCTAGACCATATTTTTCTCTTGGAATAACATTTGTTATCCCGCCTTTTCCTCGCAATTGTCTTGGCATTTTTGCTCTGTTTATCATATATATGTTATTTGTTTTTTATATTAAAAAGGCAGGGATTACACCTGAATTTATATTATTACTCGTTTTTTACAAGTAAATCAAGACTATGTTGTAACCTCTCTTGGCTTAGATTGTAGGGCCGAAAGGACTACATGTAGTCTATTAGCTGTTGCTGCAGTCACTTTTAGTATCTCACTTTCCTCTAATACTAAAGGGGCTGATAATAATTCTGTTGTGGCATTGGCTGATATAGCTTTAGTTTTAAAAAGACTAAAGACATTATCACTAGTATCTGTAATGGTTACTGTTATAGTATCTGCATTTCCAGAATCCTCTGATACTAATATAGATTTAATTATAGCTGTAGTGGCCGAAGGCACTGTGTATAGTGTTGTAGCTGATGTAGTTGTTAAATCTACTTTTTTATTTACAAATGAATTAGCCAAAGAAAAAAGCCTCCGCCTCTGATTCGTCTTTTAAATCTTGTTGATAAGTAGTATTTAATTTTTGCACAATACTATCGACATCTCTTACAAAAGATTGTTGAATTTGTTGATCATAATTTTTTGCAGGTTGTGTTAAAGATTGTACTATTCTAGCCATTAGTCATACCTTATTTTTTTATTTGTATTTCTTGCCATATCTATCATATTAGATAAACCAATAGAAAAAGCATCCGCTTCTTGAGGCGTGTTAAAAGTTATAAAGTCTCCTTTTTCTATTGCATAGTCCATAGCCTTTTCTCCTAAATTAATTAATTTACCATTTATCATTCTTATTGTTGGAAATAATATTTCTTTACCTTGATATTTTCCACTTCCTGTTTTTACAGTTTCAATAGCTTCAGTAGTTGGAGTAGAAGGATCTAATGCTCTTTTTATCCATTCTCTATCGTATGTGTTATAATCTTCCATTATCTTCTACCATCTGGTTGATAATCTATTCTAAATGTTCCAAGTTTCCAAAACTGACTTGTGCTAGTGTTATCTATTTTTAATGATATTGATCTAGCTCTAGCTCGTGTATCTATTTTTTGTGTACCACTGGTTACAGTAAACGGACCTAATGTAGAACTAGCTGCAGTATCATTTGGAAAGTCTCTTAAATTTAATGTTATTCTTGCATCACCTGTTTGAGATAAAAAGTCTGGTATCACTCTTCTTATTTTCATCATAAACTCACCATCACCAGCCAAACCTTGTTGACCTATATCAAAGTCTCCTGATTCTATATTTGCAGTGATTGCAGTTGTCTGACCTTCTTTTACTTGGTTTAATCCTGTTTCATGTTCATAATATGTTGATGTACCATCACTATTACCAAAAACATAATTAGTATCTGTTACCGCAGTTGTGCCACTTGAATCATATTCTGTTGCATGTGGTTTACCAAACACAGCTGAGTCTTGCCATGCAGTTCTAGCTAATGTGCCTGTTGTCCATACCGGTCGCTCGGGACTTGAGTCTAGATAATTATAAGCCACCATTCTATTTACTGTCCCTGAACCTGAGTTAGGATAGAACCACATAACTTCACCAAACAAATTATTAAGACCTGCATTAATATGTTGTTTAGGAATTGTATTAATATCGTCAAACACATGATCCTCTACTAAACAAGGCAGTGATTCTAATTTACCAGTGTATCTAAAGAAACCATTCTCCGACATCCAATAAGCTGCACCGTCAACTTCAACAGCTGCGTTCTGTCCAATTAATCCACAGTTTGTACCAACTTGTTGAAATGAGAAAGTAAATGGTGGACCAACAAAACGCATAATAAATAATGCAGTATCAGTCCATATGTAAATCGCATCACGACCTCTAATGGCTCCAACAAGTTTAGATCCGTCTGAAAGTCTTTGCGTACCTGCTGTGTTTGTTGCTGATGGTGTATATGTATTAATATCTTCTTGAGAAGAGAATCTTATAAACATAGGATCTTGTGTAGATTTAGTCCCTATTGTTGTTTCTGTTCCAAAAAAGATTAAGTGTCTATCGGGTGTGGATACTAAACTAAATGCAGATGCTGTCGGCGCTCCTGTTATAATAGTTGCTCTTGTGTTGTTTGCTCCTGTAGGATTTGAGTCCCATTCAAAACTTTCACCTCCATTAATTGTTGCAATAAGTTTATTACCAAAGTTATCTAATGACCATAACCCTGGTGCTGTTATTACGTCACCTGATGCTGCAGCGTTCCATGCAAAAAATTCAGATGCATCAGTTACCGTGTCACCAGATGAATGTGAGGCAGCAGTGGTTCCTGAAGCCCCTCTTGTTAAACCTGTTAAAGTATTTCCGCTATTACCTGTATAAGTAATTAATTCATTGTCTATTAAAACTGTACCAGAGGATGGAAACGAAGATGAACTAGCCATACTTAAACTTGTAACAGATGTATTAATGTCTGCTGAAAGAGTAGATGTAAATTGTCCTGTTTTAAAACCACTCCAAGGACCAAGTCCAAATCCAGTAGATGCAACTTCTACTGCTGGTCCAACAGGATAGTAATGTCTAACTCTAATACCACCAGATGTAGTTCCTCCTGATCCTGATTCATTTGATCCAACATTTATTGTTAAAGTTGTAGATGATGGTATTGACGTAACCATAAATTTATTATCATCAAAATTTTGTGAATTAAAATTAGAATTAGTTATTCCTGAAAAATTATCTAATAATATAATATCAAATTTATTTATATTATGAGCAGAAGAAAAAGTTAAAGTTACAACAGCTGAACCGTTAGTTGTTGTAAATGCACTTGATAAAGTTGTTGTAGATTTAATAGGGTGTATATCATAAAAAATACCACCTGAGTAAGCATATAAAATTCTATTAGTTCCAAGCACAGCATATTTGATACCCGACGTATTTATGAAGTGATGAACAGCTGTATTACGACCTGTAATATCAACCGATCCTAACTGTGACCAACCACCTATTTTTTCTGGAGAACCATATCTAAAACGAACGTTATCACCATTAACCCATTGGCTTTCGCCACCAGTTGATGTAACTTGTTTATTAAATCCAGGTGCAAATTTTACTTTTTGTAACATATAAAAAACCTATAATAATTAGGCAGGAGATGGTGTGGTGGAATCTCCCGCCAAATTACTATTGTACAATATTATTTGGGTAATTTAAAGCCTTTAAACCAAGCTGGCAACCCTAAAAAAGGACGTTTATCAAATTCGTTTTCTTTTGCCATTTTTGAATTAGCTTTGTTATAGTGTAAAAATACTTGTCCACAATGCTTACCAGTAAACTCTTCTCTCCAATGTTCTAAATCACAACCAGAATATATTAACATGTCTCCAGGATTTAAGTTAACTTTAATTCCCGCTTGACCCTTGTTGCCTGTTGGATCTAAATATATTGGCCAGTTATCTCCACCTAGATTTAATGTCGTAGATATTTCACAAGAGTACCTGTCTTTATGACGAGCCAATACATCACCTGGTTTATATATTCTTGCATAAGAATAAGTTTCTGATAATTTTAATCCTGTATGTTTTTCCATAACAGGTCTTACTTTTTGTAATAAAGTTTCCATTACTAAATCACTGTAATGAGAATATGTATTAGGAACTTGTGCATCTGCCCATGTACCAAAATACTCTGTAAATGGAGATATGTATCTTTGATCAAATAAAAATCTAGAAACTTTTCTTTTATTTAAAAAATAAGCGTAACAAAAATCTGCCATTTCTTTAGAGATTGCATTTTTTAAAATGCTATATTTATTTTTTTGAAAAGCCGATTTTTTTAATGACATTTTTTCCTTTCAGTTGCATTTTTGATTTTATAAAATTATCTATAAAGTTTGGTTTATTCTTTAAACTACCTGTTTCTAATGTGGTTTTAATTATTGCTTTTTTCATATCTTTATTTAATTTTGACATTTAATACACTCTTTGGTATGGCTTGACAGTTCCAATGTATAAATCTAAATGGTTCATATCCCATGTCAACAATATATTGATGTGGCATATACGATGGAAAAAATATCATTCTACCTGGTTTTACTTTATAACTTATCTGAGTTGATGCATGAGTAACTTTTGTTTTATCTTTTTCAGGTAATAAATTCATTACATTACCTGCTCTTGGATCTTCAAACATTGGCATTGATGTTGCTTCACTTGCTTTTAAAAAATAAAAACCAGACATGTGTCCGTTCCAGTGTGTGTGTAAAGTGTGATGACCACCTCCTTGTTTTGCAAATTCTTGTACCCACATTTCAGTTATAAACACTTGATAATTAGTTAAATCAAAACCCATTTCTCCTAATAAATTATGTGAAGTTGCACCTACATATTCCATTAGATCTTTAAATTTAGGATCTCCTATTAAAGAAGTTGAGTGAAAGACATGACCCATATCTCCTTTATCTCCAAATTTTTTGTTTCTTTTACTTATATCTTTTTTAATATTTTTTTTAGATTCTTTAATATATTTATCAGACGCCTTATTTAATTGATTTACATATTTGGGTTCATCTGCAAACCATATAGGACATTTAAAATATTCTTCTAAATTTAATTGATTTGGAAAACTCATTTAAATGGCCACCCTAAATTCCATATTACTAGACTATGCCTTGATCCACTTTTAACAGGACACACTCTATGCCAAACAAAACCAGGAAATACAACTAAAGATCCTTTTGGTAATATCTCTTTACATTTTTTAACATTACGTTTTTTGTCTGGATCTAGATTTCTAAAATCAAATTCTAACTCACCACCTTTATAATCTTTTGGATCTGATAATGTAACTGTAACAGATAGTTTTCTTATTTTCCCGTGATCAGGTGCGTTTGTATCTTCTCTTATGTATGGCTTATCCCAACCATCACAATGCCAATCATAAAATTGACCTTTTTCATATTTAGTAAATTGACAAGACTCAGAAAAATCCCATTGAAAGTTCCATCCGGCGTTTTGATTTGCTTGATGAACATAGGGTTGGATTTCTTTATATATCCATCTATCATTCATCCAAACAATATTAGAATCTCTTTTCTTTTTTAAATCTTTTACTTGATTTTTATTTAATTTTTTATTACCAAGCCCACCTGTAACTGCCATTTGATCTTGTATAGATTTTCCATAACGAACGATATCATCACAAATTCTATGAGGAATAGCTGATTTAAAATACCAATAATAATTTGTTAGTTGCATGTTCTTTCTTTACCACACTATACTTAATTTTAACTTACTGTCAATGTACCAGAAGCTGTAAATTTAGCTATTTTACAACCGTCTGGATGAGTTGATGCTGTAAAAGCACAACAAGGAGTTCCTGCAAAAGTAATTGCACTTGGTCCTCTAACTACCACTATACCTGATCCACCTGCTCCTCCAGAGTTTTGGCCACCACCTCCACCGCCACCACCACCTCCGGTGTTAGCCGTTGCATTGGCTCCCGTTACATTTATATTTCCACCAGCACCACCGCCACCTGATCCACCAGATCCACCGGTTGCTCCAGGTACATTATTACTAGCTCCACCTCCACCACCGCCAGAATAACTTGTATCTGGTCCTAAAATTGTATTAGGTGCTCCAGCACCTCCAGCGCCTGCTCCTCCTGGAGTTGATGAAGATCCACCTGCAGCAGTAGCTCCTCCACCACCAGAACCACCTATGTTACCACCCGGATCTGGTGAGGCATTAGTACCACCGTCATTTCCTTGAGGTGGGTCTGTTGGTGGAGTGTTTCCACAACCTCCAGCCAAACCAGCGGCTCCTCCTCCAGCACCAGAACCTGATGCTCCATCTAATCCAGTGTCATCATCTGTTACACCACCAGCGCCACCATTCGATGTTATTGTAGAAAAAACTGAGTTACTTCCTGTTGCTCCAACTCCACCTGGTGGACCGGCACCGCATCCTTTAGCTCCTCCAGCTCCTACTGTAATCGTGTATTGTCCTCCCTCTATTACTAAAGCAGAACCTCGTAAAGGACTTGGTCCAAAACCTGAAGCTCTATACCCTCCTGCTCCTGCACCACCGCCTCTACGACCACCACCACCGCCGCCACCACCAACTACCATATAATTTACACTAAATACTTTTTTAGGCCATATAGAAGCTCCACATGCTCCAGCTGTTTGAGCTGTAAAGTGTGTTTTTAAATTCCACATACCACTCGCTTTACTTAATTCTTTTACAATAACTAATCCTGATCCACCAGCGCCTGAATTAGCATTAGCTGGTCCACCACCTGATGATCCACCTCCACCGCCAGTATTAGTTGTGCCTGCAGTTCCTGCTTGACCTGTCCCACCAGGCCTTGCTCCACCTGCTCCACCACCACCAGCTCCTCCTGATCCGGCAGAAGATCCATCAGCATCACTACCGGCACCTCCACCGCCACCAACTGCAGAAATAGGAGAAGGAAAATCAGCTGGAACACAAACTCCTGCACCCCCAGCGCCACCTGCATTTCGACATGCGCATCCACCAGCTGCACCTGCTCCACCTCCACCAAAACTTTTTGGCGAACTTCCTGATGGAAAACCACCTCCTGGATTTCCTTGAGAAGGTGATACGGGAGGGACGTTACCTTGACCACCTGGTTTACATGCTAAACCTCCACCGCCTGATCCACCATCTTTTACAGATGAGGGAGTGCATGCCGCAAAAACTCCTGCACCTCCACCTGCTGATTGATAACAAGAACTTACTATATTTGTAACATTTCCTACGTTTCCATTTGCTCCTGGTCCTCCAGCTACTGAAGCACCACCGGCACCAATCGTGACAGCAATTGCACTTCCTCCACTGCCTGTAGGTATATTTTGAATTGTTCTAACACCACCTGCACCTCCTCCGCCACCTCTATCAGAGGCACCGGCACCACCTCCACCTACAACAAAAGCATTAACAAGTGTTGTTCCTGACTGTGCTGTGACGTTTCCTGATGATGTTTTAGTAGTAACAGTGCATTTTCCGAAAGAAGCTGTGTTTTTTTTTCCAGTTATACCACCGTTGGTTCTAGCCATTTAAGTCTCCTATTCGGACACCCAAGCTGTGCCGTTCCAATCGTATATAGTTTTGGTTTCTGATTCGTCGTTTGATTTAGTTGCTTTCCAACCTTTTGTATTATCTGAATTATAAGCTGTTTCGTTCCAATAAATGCTATAAAACCATGAAGGGGTGCTTTCACCATCGTCTGTTACCGATGGATAAGTTATAGGTGCTTTCCAATCGTCACTTGAATCAAGTGACCATGAAGCAAAAGGCTGCGGTAGTAAAAATTTATTTTTTGATGAATTATAAACATAACCTATGCCTGCATATTGTTTTCTAAAATTATTATTGTAAGAAGTTTGTTTCCATGTACCACCACCAAAAAAATTAATACACCATGTTTCTCCATCAACGTGTTCATCTGAAGGAACAACACCATTATCTACAACCACAACTCTTTTTACAACTAAATGTGTGTCAGATGTGAAACCTGTTGGATCGGTTTTTGATTCTAATTCTGCAAAATGTGCCATAATTTATCCTTATGTTTATTTATATTATTATATTTATTTAGTCAATTTTTATCAAAAACTCCATGCTCCTGATTTTACTTGATCGTATACTTCGTTAATATTCCATACTCCAGGAGCTATTTTTTCAGTTGATTCTGGTTCTTTAATAACTACAACACCTGCTCCACCTGCTCCTCCAGGATTACCAGAGTTTGCTCCACCTCCGCCACCACCACCAGTGTTAACTGTTCCTGCAACTCCACAAGCTGGTCCTGGACTTCCTGGACTACCACCATTTCCTCCACCACCTGCTCCTCCTGTTCCGTGCTTGCCTGCACCACTGTGTGTGCCTCCACCTCCACCGCCAGCATATGTTACATCTGATCCAGTGATTGTATTAGGTGCTCCTGCTCCACCTGGTCCACCTGGACTACCATGAGGACTAGGATTATTTGAGCCCGCAGCAGTTGCTCCACCACCGCCACCACCTGAGGAAGCATTACCAGGGCCTCCACCTCCTCCTCCAGGATTTCCTTGAGAAGGACTAACGGGTGGAGTATTACCAGCGCCACCACAAGCTCTAGGTACATTTCCTTCGCCTGAGCCACCACCACCACCTGATCCTCCAGTTCCTCCTGGTTGTTTAGTATTACCGTTTGTACATCTATAAGCAGCACCTGCACCACCACCCGTTGATGTAATCGAAGAAAAAACTGAATTACTACCTCTTGAACCACCAGAGCCACAACAAGAACCACCTGTTGGAGGTCCAGCATCACCAGCGGCTCCTCCCGAATTTGAACCAGCAGCACCGCCTGCTCCAATTGTTATTGGATATGAGGTGTTTTTAGTTACAGGGATAGCGGATCCTCTTAATGGACTAGGGCCAAAGCCTGAAGCTCTATACCCTCCTGCTCCACCACCACCAGCTCTATATCCTCCTCCACCGCCACCACCAGCTACTACTAAATAATCAGCGTTAGCAGTTGCTTGTGCAGTAAAAGTTCCTGAGGAAGTAAATGAAGTTACTTTTGCTGAAAGTGTTGAACATGTTACTTGTTGTATTGGTCCTATAATTCCGCCATTAGCCATAGCCTATAAAACCTCCTACGCGTCGTCTAATAGTTCATATGAAACAAAATAACTTAAATCATTTGCAGCCGAAGCTGTAAAATACAATAAATCAGTTTCATCTAAATATATTGGATTCTCTAAAAAACTTAATGTTGCATCTGCTGGAACTGAAATAGTTTTTGCAAGATCAACATAGTTAGATCCATTATCTATACTAACTTCTATTGTAATATTAGCAGCGCTTGACCCATCGACGTTTGCTACTAAGATTGTATTTATTTTTGCTACTTTATCAGCTGGAACATCGATTGCTTCGGTTCTTGATGTGCCTGTTAATTTAGCAGCTGCGTTTTTTGCATTTATTGTTGCTACGTTTACTATATTTGGTGTTGCCATATTATCTCCTTTTTATCCGAATACGATTGCCATTGCAATAGCTTTTCCAACTGATGCAAAGTTTGCGTTAGCGTTGATATATGTAGTTAATCTAGAAGCAGCAAGTTTTCTATTAGTTCCACCTGCTCCATCATCTACTATAAATAAATCTGCGTCAGCTAAATCAGCTCCTATATCTGTTGCCCCGTCTATATCTAAACCACCTATAGGTACAACAGGTGCTTGACTAAATGTTACAACCCCACCCGATGAAATTGCCATTGCATCTGTATCAGAGGCAGAACCTATTTGTCCACCATCTGCTATTACAAGATCGTGATTTAATATAAGAGTACCAGCATCTGACATATCAAAAGTACCTGCTGTAAAAAGTCCTCCACCATCAGAATCGCTTCCTAGAAAAGTTATATCTCCATCATTAATCATTGCTCTGATATCTAAATCATTACCTTGTCTTATAAATCTACCAAAGTCTACGCCATTATCTTGTAACTCAATTTCAGCGCCATCTGCGTCTAAAACAATATCACCAGCGCAATCTACTTTAAAATCATTGCTAGTAGTAATTGTTAAATCAGTTCCATCTCCAGCTATATTTTCGCCAGCGTCACCGAATTGTATAAAAGAATTGTTTGCTAAAATAACATCATGTGAAACAGTTAAAGTGCCATCAGAAGACAATGACATTTTCTCAGAAGCAGTTTCACTAGCTGCGGTTCTAAAACTTAATTTAGTAGCATTATTATCAGCTGCAAAATCACCTTCAGATACAGCTGCAATACTTGCAGCAACTAATCTTGAATCTGTACCAGTTCCCTCACTTGGTGCTTGGAAATTTAATATCCCTATAACATCATCAACAGCAATATCAGCTTCGTCAGTAGCTAGTGTTAAATTTACAGTGCTATCATCACCTGTTGCTGTATGTAATATCTGTAATCCAGCGTTGTGAACATGTTGTAATCTTATTTCAGAATTAGCACCAAATGTAAATTGTGCTGAATCTGATGACATAAAAACATCATCTGCAACATTAATATCACCTACGAAATTTACTTGTCCCGATGATTCAATAGTCATTGCAGTTGCAGCTGAAGCAGATCCTATTGTGCCATCATCTTTAATTAAAATATCGTCTGCAAAAGTAACAATACCATTACTATCTCCTTGAATCCAAGTTGTAGTTGTTGTACCATCGTAACCAGAAATTATTAATTGTCTATCGCCAGTATTACTAGAAACATCTGCATTTGAACCAATTATTACATTTCCTGTTCCTGATGTTAAATTATAACCTGCTTGCCAACCTATAGCCAAATTATAATCACCGTTATCTACTGAAGCTAATGTTCCAGTACCCAAAGCACTGTTATAAGATCCACCTGAAGTATTTGTAGTCATGGCAGAATCTCCAAAGATTGCGTTTTGTTCTGCACTTGTTATGCTTTGACCAGCAGCTTGACCCAGTAATGCATTTCTTGAACCAGTGTTTATAGCTCCACCAGCATTTCTTCCTATTGCTGTATTTTTATCTCCAGAAGTTAAAGCATCTAAAGCTCCAGAACCTACACCAGTATTCCTTATAGCGGCATTTAAAGTCCCTGAGGTTGCGTGTCCAAATAAAACACTATCTGTAAAATTAGTTCCACCAACTTTAAAAAAAGATGAACCTTCAAGAGTATATGCATCTGCTTCTAATGTTCCATCTACATCAACATTACCTGATATATCTAATTCTGTTGCTATAATTTTATCATTAAAAGTAGCAGCCCCTGCTGCAGACATATCTAAAGTTAATGCTGTAATAGTTGATCCACCGTCGTTACCTTTAATTAAAAAATCTTTATCAGAGACTTTAGTTTCTAAAATTACGTCACTAGATGAATTATGAATACGAGCCATTTCAGTGCCATCATCTTCATAAATAATACCACTACCTGCTGTGCCAGCATCAAGTGTAATACCACCAGCTGATTCTATATTAATAGAATCAACCGCAGTTCCATCTGATACAACATCTAAATCACCATCTGCATTAGATCCTATTGTTAAACCTGAATCTCTAAATTGAATTACATTAGCACCATTTAAAAGAACACCAGTATCAGCAACATGAGTTAGTGTCACATCTTGGTCTGCACCAAGATTAATAACTGCTGCATCTGCTAAAAATAAATCCGAAAACTCTAAAGAAGAAGTTCCTAAAGCTGCACCATCTGAAGCATCAGGTACAAAAGCTGTTGTTGCTGTAATCGTAGTACCTTGAATTGTGCTTGTCGAAGTAATTGCACCAGATCCAACAGTCCCTGCAAGTGTAACATTTGCTCCGCTAAATGTTGCAGCAGTTGTTGTTCCTGATTTAACAATTAAATTACCACTTGAATTAGTTAAACTACCATAAGTTGTACCAGCATCTTTTAAAAAAATATCTGCACCATCAGCATCTAAAACAATATCAGCAGGTGAGTCTATTGTGATATCACCAGTTGAAGTTCCTATTGTTACCGCTGCATCACCAGTTGAAATATCATCTGCAGCAACTCCTAATGCAAAACCAGTGTCAACTATATTTGTACCATCAGAGAAAACCATTTTTGTAGTTTTTTCTGTAGCTCCAAAAGTAACACCAGTTCCCGATGCTGTTTTAAATTGAACGGTGTAAGATCCAGAAGTTCCATTTACGACTACATAAACTTTTTCTATTGAGTCTGGTACAGTTACAATAGAGTTACCTGATATTGTACCTGTTAATTTTATAACTGCGTGACGAGCGACTGATGTAGACTCTGTTGTATCGCCATCTGTAATACTCAACGCTGTTGTTCCACCACTAGTTACTGCTTGTTCTACGTAACCAGCAATTGCTTTTTCTACGATTTGTAAGTTAGTATTAGTTTTTGTTCCCCATGTACCGGCATTTTCGCCAGTTGCCATTAGTTCTATACCGAGATCTGAAAATGTTGATGCCATAATTTAATCCTTAAGGTGCAGGTGATCTGACTGGTATTCTGACTGTACCATCTGTATAGTCATCTCTTCGTCTTCTACCTATTTGTTCGCCTCCAAATTTTTGTACTTCTTGTTGATATTTTTGTTCATATAATTGTAACATGTCTGCAGGCCCTTTTAAAAAACCATACGTTTCTGCTAAACAACAATATAGCAGACCATTTGGAAAATTTAAACTAATATAATTAGTGTCATTGTTTTCCAATAAAGCTGGTATTGCATTGTAATGTATTTTATAAGCAAAGGTGCTACCTGGTGTTGGTGACACAATAATAGATCCAGAGTTTGATGAGCTTTCTCCAGTTGCTCCTGTATCTAGCATTGCATAATATTTTGGTGTTCCAGTAGATGTGGTTGCTGAAATATATTCTTCTAAAAATGTTAAATCTCTTTTTTCTAAGTAAGTATTAGCACCAGTATAAGTAGATCCAGTTGCAGTATAAACTTGCACTGCTCTGATAAACACTGCTCCTGCTGGTACAGTTACAGTTCCTGTTCCAGATGTAAAATTACCCGTAGATGTTTTTCTATCAGCATCAATAGGTACATCTCTAAAAATTCTATATTGTGCATTTAAAATAATGTTTTCTAAAACACTATCAGATAAAACTGTAGAGCTAACTTCTGTATAACTTCTTATTTGTGTTTTTAATCCTGATGCACTTAATCCTGCCATATTATGCGCTCAATGTTGCTGGACCAGCCGAACAACTATTGCCTCCTCCTGATATACCACCACTTGTAGCAGTATCTGTGTCTACAGTAAAGTGATAGAAATCTGTTGTATTTGTAATGTTTCCACTTGAATCTCTTTTGCCAACTGTAATTGAGTAGCCAGTGGATTTTGCCACATTAGATCCTGTAATTCCATCGAAATTTCTAGGATTTTTAAATGACGCAGAAGTAAAAGGAGCCCCTCTAAATCTTACTGTATCGCTTGTGGATCTTCCATGGCTTTTTTCAAAAACATTTATTATACCAGAACTAGATGCAATAGTTTCAAATGGATTTGGACCTAAGATTGCAACAACTTCATTTTCAGTTCGGTCTACTCTTGAATCAAATAATCCTTCCGCATCTGCACCTCTTGTTCTTAGTTCTAATTGTGGATGTTTTTTTTCATATTCTGATCTATGCACTAAAGATCCATTCCATTCTTTCATCATTTCATTATATGGAAACTCCATTCCTGATCTATCTGATATTGCTTTTGAATATTTTCCTCTTGCCATTATGTTCCTGGGTAATAAGTTTTAGGTGTTATATGAACGCTAGTTGAAGAACCATCTTCTGATAAAGCTCTAGCAAACTCATCTTCATAATACATTTTCATAGCTTGTATTCTATCTGGTGCAAATTTTTGTGCTAAATAAAAAGCAAGGCCAGATACCATACAAGGTACAAATCTATAAGGCACGTCTGTTGCATCAGTATAAGTTGAATCTGCATCTTGTATTCTTTTTACATAATAAAAATGTAAATCTTTAGAAGCATTAGATGAATCTGCCGTTGGATAAACAGTTAAGGTAGTTCTATCAATAAATCTTTGAACAAAATATTGTGAAGGTGTACCTTTAGATAATTTATTAGATAATGCAGAATATGTTGATCTATCTATTTTTGTTAAAGCTTGATCTGCTTGTGATGTAGAAGTTCTACTAGTTCTTAAAGTTGCCTCTAAAATATCTGCAACCCCATAAACATTTGATGTTGCATTTGTACTAGAACTTGTTCCATCACCGCTTTCTCTGTAAAATATATATTCAGATTGTCCTTCAATTAAATCAATATTAGTTTCAGCTATTTCCCAATAGTGTAAACCTCTGTTACCCCATTCTTGAAACATTATGTTTAAAGAACGTCTTGCTGTTTTTAATTGATACCCAGAAGTTACTTGTGATCCTATTCTCTCGTACGCCTCTGCTATTAAATCATCTACAGCAAAAGTTTTATCAAAAGTAACTGTGCCGGAAGTTGTATTGGCCATCAGTTACCTCCTAATATGATTTTCTTAATTCTAATACTATAGTGTAGTGATCATGGTTTGTATGACCATGTGTTGTTAGATCAATATCACCAGTGATACCTGAACCAGCATTATTTTTAATCCCACCAAATGATCTGTAATCCCAATGTCCTTGAACATTACCTGCTGCTGCACTTCCACCTAAAACTAATGCTACAACATTAGAAGTTGCATCAAACTCTAACGCTGCTCTTAATCCACCAACGTCATACCAAACTTGATCTATTGTAACTCTAGTACAAGTTTCGCCTTGAGCGTTAGTATTCAAAGCTGATACATCAACTTTTTTAACTGAACTTTCTCCAGTTCCATCTGAAATATTAGTAAGTTTAATTACTGCTCTTTTATCTGTGTCTACTATTGTTTGACTTGTTACTGCGTCTGCCATGTTTTTCTCCTGTTAGAGAACGGGGCCAAAGCCCCGCTCTAATTAAAGTTAGTTATTATTGATTCGCGAATGCAGGTGCATCTGCACTTTCTGCATAACCCCAAATAAAGTAATTTGTACTATCTTTAGCTACAATGTTAATTTCAAAGCAACCAAAATCTGTAAGAGTTAACTGTGAGTTAGAGCTTCCGTTAGAATAAATTGATGTATTATCAGCATTTGAATCTAAGTGAACGATACAACCAATGAAAAAGTTAGTATTCCCTGGTGTTACGATAATTAGATTTTCTGCTTCTTCTGCAGCGCCGCCATAGATCAATTTGTAAGTTTGACCAGCAACTGGTGCAGGTAAAGTAATTGTTCTATTAGATCCAATTGCGGGAACTACAAGAGTTCTTCCGCTATGTGTTGCAGCGTCAAGAGTTTTATTCTCATCTCCTAATGCTACAGGTGCATCACCCATAGTAATGATTTCAGTAATCGCTCCAGTAGAAGAGTTTTTACTGATAGTTTTAACTGTAGTTTCAGATCTTATTGGACCTGAAAAAGTTGTATTTGCCATGTTAATATCCTCCTAGATATTTTAAATGTAGTCCCTAGGGAATGTCGACTATACGCGTCTACATTTAATTTAATTAATTTTTGTATAGTGTGACTTTTATACAACAATTTTTTATAGAGCGCAAGAGAGCCTGTAATGTGAATTGAATTTATTCAACGATGTAGCTTTTTACTAAGTAGCTACAGAAACTTGAGGGGCTGCATCTTCTATCTTATTTTTCATATGAGCTTTTTCTGCTTCAGCTGCTCTTATGTGGCTAAGAACTTCTCTGACTTTTCTGTCAATCTTAACCATGTTGAGAGTATATCTACCCTCTTTCAGATGCTCCTGCTCCCATTCTAGATCCAACACTCTCTTGTGAGAATATAGGCCTTCCAGATGTTGCATTATCGCCTCCATTAATAACCTCCTCATAGGTTATTCTATTTACCTTGGGATTCATCATTTCTCCAAGATACTCCCATTTTATATCAGATTTTCCCAATCTGTCAATGATTGCATTTTCTATATCTAATGGGCCTTCCATGCAGTTTATAGTAAATTCTGTACTATATTGATAGGCATAAATTTTTACGAGAAAGTTTTTAGAGTGCATTTTTTCTTTCTATTTTTTAATTGTGGCGGAACTATGTCCCGCCACAAAAATTTAGTTATTACGCACCTTCTACGCCAAAAATACCTCTGAAGTCAGATACTCCAAATGAGTATCTTTCTCTAGCTTTGTATCTAACGTTTCCAGTATCGAAGTCACCTTCCATTGCAGTTTTCAGAGGTGCTCTTTGGAACATTTTCATTCCATTAGGCACATCTGTGATAATGTAAAATGAATCAGTATCAGTTAAGTAGTTATTAACTCTGTAACCTTGTGGGATCATTCCCATAGATCCGATTGCATTTATGTCATTATCAGCAGTTCCAGTTCTACCTTGAGACTTCATAAGTCTTTCAGCTGTGAATTGGTTTTCTGAAGGAACGATCATTTTCACTCCTCTAGCTGCTATTCTTAAACCTCTTTCATCAGTCATACCTGCGATATCAATCATAGATTGTTCTAACGAAGTTTCGTTTAAGTCTGCTTGTGTAGTTAAAGTGTTTTTAACATTAGTTCCGCTTACAGTTGTGTGAGCAGTATTAAATAATGAAACACCATCACCTGAATCAAAACCGTCTGTTGTTGGTAGACCGTTGATTAAAGGGTTTACTGCTTTTACTTGTTTCGCATTAGCCATAGATCTTGCTAGAGCTTTTGTGTATCTAGAAGAAATTCTATCGTAAAGATTATCTTCGATAGCTTCCTCTGTGATAGCAAACGCTAAAGCAATTGTCTCATGCGTGTATCTTGCAGTAAAAGTTTCTTGTGCTGCATCAAATGATACTCCTGCACCTTCACTTTTTACACTTGCGTTTCCAAAACCAGATAACATTACTTCTTCTTCAAAAGCTCTGTCAGATGATTCTGTCGTATAAATCTCAGCGTGCTGATTTTCATACTGTTTGTATTCCAGGCCGAACAGGGCGTTCAATCCTGGCTCTAGTTCTTTAACTAGTTGTCCTCTTGATATAGCCATTTTCTATTCTCCTATTCCTTATGACCCAGAACTATCAATATATTGGTTCAAGTTTTGAACAACTTCAACATTACAAAATGCTGCAGTCAAGTCCCCGTTTTCAGGGTCTTCAACACCTCTTAATAGTCTCCAAGTGTTATTTGTTGCGTGTGTGTCGCCAATATCTAAAGTATTGTTTGATACACCCGTTACAGTACTACCACCCGCCGAATTTACATCGAACGTGTCTAAGTATTTAGCGTGAGCGCCTGCAATAGTTGAAGCTACTGCTGCATCTGCCGCTACGTGATAGATTTGCCAAGGGTAATCATTTACAAAAGCTACGATATCGCCGCCATCTTTTGCAGTAGCAGGTGTAATAGCACCATTATAATGATTATTAAACGTTGGTTTCAACGTAGAAGCATCCTCATAAAAAATACCATATAACACACCAATTGATTCTGCCGTCGCTGCATCTTCTGCAGTTACAACATAACCAGCTGTGACCTGAACTGCGCCACCGTAAAACAAATCAATGTCTACGGCAGCATCGATAAAGTATTTAGATAAGCCTTGGATAGCTGGTGTATTTCCCAACGTTCCTGCAGATCTAAAACCATATCCTGCTGATTGTCTATTAGCCATAGTTTTTTCTCCTTATGTGACCTGTCCTTGCGGACCTCCAGCCACGGTTGATTTAATTCGTTGGATAGGAATAGTTAAAAAATTAACTTTTCTTTGTACCACCGAAGGTTACACGAGATTGCCTATCAACATTGATGGGCATACTCTTATGCTGTTCCCTCATTAAATCGTTTTCTACAGCTTCTTGTTGACCTTCATGCTGTTTAGCATAATAGTCTTGTCTTTGCTTCGCGATTTCTTCAGGTACCCTAGCCAGCACTAGGCCGCCAACCCCAATCACTCCCTTGTATTTTCCTTCAGTGATTACAGGATAATCAGTATCTTTATATTCGTCAGCTCTTACTAACTCGTATCCAGATCTTAATCTTCCAGAGATATTTTTAGTGTCTTGAAACCCTAAACTCTCTGACCGTAACCATCTGTGCCTGAATCCATCAGGTGCAGGGGGTGCATCTAGAGATGATGGAGGAGTCCACACTTTTGGTCTTTCAGTCTTTGACCGTGTTTGACTCGCACGTGAAGTCTTAGTATCTTCTTTTTTCATTTTACGCTCCTTCCGTGTTTTTTAATTGTTTTGCGTATTCTTCTAGTGGCACACCTAATTTTTTAGCTATTGCTACTTGTGATGATGTGAGTCTCACAGTTTTGCGACCAGGTTTTACGCTTCTTGAAGCCGAAGCGACCGACTGAACGGGCTTGGTCGTTTGCTTTGTTTCAGTATTACCAAATTTATGTGGAAAGTCAACTCTAATTCTTTTGTCAACTTCTGAATAATACTCATCAGATTTAGGATCAAACCCTTCGTTTACGAGATCTTTATGTATCTCAAACGCAGTGTATGTCATCGCTTTGTCTGTTCCAAACCAAGTATTTTTTGATGCCCATACCTCTGCTTGAGGATCTGGTGCAGGTATATCTTGTGGTGTTGGTCGAGTAGGTAAATTACCACCGTCTGAAAGTTGTACAGGTTGCTGTGCAACTGGTTTTGTTTGTTTTAATTGCTCTAATTTTGCATTTTCAAATGCAAGAGTAGCAATTCTTTTGTTAGCGTCAACTTGAGCTGTTGCATCACCAGATTCTATTGCCATTGCAAGTTCTTTTTGCGCTGACTCCATTCCAGTTTTAATGTTTTCCTCAAATTTTTTTGTATAATCAGAATCAACTCTTTGAAATCTTTCTTGATCATTTTGTCTTTTCTTTTCTACCGCTTGTGCATAATCTAAAGCAGCCTGTTCTCTTCTTTCAGACTCTCTTAATTTACGAGTTAGTTTTCCTATTCTCGCTTGTACACCTTTACTGTAGTCTTCTAACTTTTCATCTTCTTTTTTTGGTTCTTCTTTTTCTGTTTCTTGTTTTACTTCTTCAACTGTTTCTTGTTCCGTGGTACTTTGTTCAACAACCTCTTCTTTGTCCTCTGGTAAACTAATATCTACCGCAGGACCAGAAACATCTAAATCTACTTTAGGATCTTCCTGTTTTATCTTATTTTCCTCTGGCATAGTTCCTTCCTATGTTAAAATTTGTGCAAGATGTCTGTTGGATCTTGTACTGTTGCTAAAACTTCATCTTCATTTAGAAGACGAACCTCCCCACCTTCAATTTCTATTCGTGATCCTGCGTAACGAGCAAAGATCACCCAATCACCAACCTTGCACCATGGACCGCTTGGATATCTTTCTTTATCCCTGTAACATGCATCTCCCATTGCAAGTACGTTTCCACACTGTGATGCTACTTGTTGTCTGTCCAAAGTTTCACCTCCTAATAAGAGTCCACCTTTAGTTTTTTCATCCATTCTAAATGGTAAAACTAACATTCTCCAACCAGTTGGTTTTGGTAATTTTGATTTTTCTTTTGTAACTTCTTTTTTTGGTTCTGATTTTTTTACACCAACCAAATCTTTATTTGGTAATTCAATTTTTTTTGGCGTTGTTAATATCGACGATTGTTCCTGTTTCATTTTGCTCCTTATCGTTTAGCAGGTTAGAGAGTTCCTGTCTTGTTGCCTCTAGGGCATTTATTTGACCTATTATATACCTATACTTTTCCATATTGTCAACACCTCCCGATGTTACAGATATAGATAAAGCTTCTAATCTAGTATTTATAAATTTAATTAATTTACTTATTACTGTTTCTAGTTGCATTTTTTAAAACCCCTTGTAATGTTTTTGCTTGAGCAGCGTGGGTCTTAGATGCTTTTTTTAAACCTTTAGCTACTTTTTTTATTTTTGCTTTTACTTTTTTCATTTAACACTTCCATCTTCTTCGTGCCTGACGTATACGAGAATTTGGATCATTACGAGTTTTTGCTGATGACCTTTTTAATTGTCCTAGTGATCTAGCGCAGTATGACTTCCTACGATTAGCAGCTTTTGATCCAGGTTTCACTTTACCCGTCACGGCTGTTTTTAATTTACTTCCAGGGTTTGCTCTTCTGTAAGCAGCGACACCCTTTTTAGTCATACCTGCTCCAGATTTTGTGGGTCTATAATTTGCACCCTTACCTGTAGTGGTTTTTCTTATAGGGTTTTCCCTACTTCTCATTACTTTTTTTATTTTTTTTAATTTTAAATGTTTCTTTTTTTACAGGTCTTTTTATTATTTCAGATAATTTATTTAAAAGTTGATTACCTGCTACAGAAGTTTCACCAATTTTTTTCTTAGCACCGGTTTTTATAATTGCACCCATGCCTTTAGTTATTATTGTCATTACGCCTTCTTAGCTGTCTTAGCTGATCTTTTTAAAGCTTTGTCAGTTACAGAACCTTTACCTGGCTTACTAGTGCCTCTTTTTTTGGCTCTATTCATGTAATAATACAAACCTTTTTTAACCGTACGTCCGTCTTTAGTTACATGAGTATCTTTTCCTGATCCACCTTTTTTAAAAGTTTTTCTCATCATGCCGCCTCCCATTGCTTTTTTTCTGTCACCCATTTTTGCACCAGCAATTCTATCTGCTTGTGTTGGGTTAGGGTTTTTGTCTATGCCAGCTTTTACACTTAACATTCCAAAATTACTTTTTTTCTTTTTAACGTCTTTACCTTGTTTATAACTCATTCTCATATTATTTTTCTCCTATAAATTTTTTAACTATTTTTTCGTTTCTTTTATGTTTAGCTGTTTCTTTTGCTTTTTTAGAAGCTTGATCTATATTAAACAAAGTTTGTTTTAACTTTGCTTTAGATGCTTTTGTTTTTTGTGTTGCAATAGCTAATTTACTTTTAAGTTTGTCTATTTTTGTTTTAGGCACATTTGGTTTAGTCCCTACAATAGATCCAAACTTTTTTCCGCCTGCTTTTACAAAACTAAATACGCCCATTATTTTTTTCCTCCTTTGAAAATTTGTGTACCCTTTATACCATAAATACTCGCCACTACAAGGATCCATAAATTAGTGAACCATGACGGGAGCTGCTGGAATTGGTCAAAAAACATTTTTATCTTTTCTGCTGCTGCCGGATCGTCCGAGAAGACTCCCCAAGCAATCACCAATATGGGCAACGTGAGAATTATCAAAACTGCCTCGTCTTTCCAGTCCGATTGTCGAGCTTCTAATAATTTTCCAGAGTATTCTAACTCACCGGAGGCCATTTTTTCTGCATGCTTAGCTTGAGCGTTAGCCATCATCATTTTAGTCTCTTGTTTTTTCTTATAGATGTGACTACCAGCGTTTAAG